AATCACATTTGTTCGCTGAGTTGATGATCGAGGCGCACATTATGGATGCCAAGCGTAGAAGCGTGTGCGTTCGTGAAATTCAAAAGTCTCTGAATCAGTCGGTAAAGCGCCTGCTGGAAACAAAGATCGAGCAAATGAACGCCGGTGCGTATTTTGAAGTGCAGGAATCAGTTATTAAGTCACGCAAGGGTGACGGGATGATTATCTTCCAAGGCATGCAAAATCACACGGCAGACTCGATAAAATCGCTTGAGGGATACGATTGTGCGTGGGTTGAGGAAGCGCAAAGTTTAAGCCAGCGGTCATTAGACCTATTGCGCCCAACAATCAGGAAGCCAGACTCTGAATTGTGGTTCACTTGGAACCCGAACAAAGAAACGGATCCGGTGGATGCGCTATTAAAAGGCGATAGCAGACCTCCAGAGGCTTGTGTTGTTGAGGTTAATTATATGGATAACCCGTGGCTACCGGAGGTTCTACGGGCTGAAATGGAATACGACAAACGCCGAGACCCAGATAAATATTCTCACGTTTGGCTAGGCCAGTACAACAAGAACAGCAATTCACGGGTTTTCCACAATTGGAAAATTGAAGAGTTTGATGCGCCAGCGGATGCAACTCACAGGCTTGGTGCCGACTGGGGGTTTTCTGTGGATCCAACCGTGCTGGTACGATGCCACGTAATCGGCAGAACTTTATATATTGATTATGAAGTTTATCGGGTTGGCTGTGAGATTATGGACACGCCAGATTTATTTTTCACTGTTCCTGATTCTGAAAAGTGGCCGATGGTGGCTGACTCTGCAAGGCCGGAGACAATATCTCACATGAGGCGAAACGGATTCCCGAAGATTATGCCGGCTGTAAAGGGGCCGAAGTCAGTTGAAGAAGGAATTGAGTTTCTAAAAACCTATGATATTGTGGTGCATCCACGCTGTAAGCATACAATTGACGAATTAACGCTTTACAGTTATAAGGTGGATTCTTTAACTGGCAATATACTCCCGATTCTTGAAGACAAGAACAATCACATGATTGACGCATTAAGATATGCGTGTGAGGGAATCAGGCGCACAGTAATGAGCAAACCAAAAGTATTCATTCCATTGCCAACAAGTAACAAATGGTAAATAATTCGGAAATGAATTAGAGGAAATAATGGCGCGTATTTCAAAAGAGCAACGTTTAGCAAATATTCACGCACAAGCGAAATCCGATTTTGATAGGATTCAGTCGGCTATGCGCCCTGAGCGTAAGCAATGCCTTGAAGATCGCCGTTTCTATTCCATCGCAGGAGCGCAATGGGAAGGAGCACTAGGTGAGCAGTTTGAAAATAAGCTCAAATTGGAAGTGAACAAAGTTCACCTAGCCGTTATTAAGATTTTCAACGAGTACAGAAATAACCGCATTACAGTTGATTTTGTTTCTAAAGACGGAAGCAAGAACGATAAACTTGCTGATGTGTGCGATGGCCTTTATCGAGCAGACGAACAGGACAGTTGCGCCGAAGAAGCCTACGACAATGCTTTTGAAGAAGCGGTCTCCGGTGGCTTTGGTGCGTGGCGTCTACGTGCTGAATATGAGGACGAAGAGGACGAGGACGACGATTATCAGCGGATCCGCATTGAGCCTATTTTCGATGCAGATTCGTCTGTGTTCTTTGACTTGGATGCCAAGCGACAAGACAAGTCGGACGCAAAATACTGCTACGTTCTAAATTCGATGACTCCCCAGGCTTACGAAGCCGAATATGGGGACAATCCATCATCGTGGCCAAAGGACATTAGTTCGTCTGAGTTCGATTGGGCAACACCAGATGTTGTCTATGTCGCTGAGTATTACCGTGTCGAAGAAGTGTACGAAACCGTTAAGGTGTTTGAGGATATCGACGGGAAAGAGCAGCGTTACACCGAGGAAGAATTAGAGGACGATGAAGAATTGCGAATGATGCTAGAGGCAACAGGCGCAAAGGAGGTCAAGTCTAAGAAGGTGAAGCGTCGCAAGGTTCATAAGTATTTGATGAGCGGCAGTGGCATTGTCGAGGATTGTGGATACATTGCTGGCAAATGCATTCCGATCGTTCCGGTGTATGGCAAACGATGGTTCGTGGACAATGTCGAGCGGTGCATGGGTCATGTACGCATGGCAAAAGATGCGCAGCGTCTGAAAAATATGCAGTTGTCAAAACTCGGTGAGTTGTCTGCATACAGCGGCATGGAAAAACCTATTTTCACGCCAGAGCAAATGGCGGGTCATCAAGCGATGTGGTCGGAAGATAACATCAAGAACTACCCATATTTGCTCATTAACCCGATGACGGACGCAAACGGGCAGATTGTGCCTAGTGGTCCTTTGGGTATGAAGCAGTCGCCAAATATTCCGCCTGCAATAGAATAGAAACGGCGATCTTCCAAGCACTGTTTACGCTCTGGGCGTAATGCAGACTGAATCCGGTCAAAATCGGATTTAGCCTGAGCATGGATATTCGCTAATTGCTGCTCTTTTGAAATACGCGCCATTATTGCCTTCCGCTAATTCTCGCCATTATTCACCAACGATTAGACGTTGGCAATGGGACGAATGTATTTGTTTTCTTGTTTAATGGTGTTTTTTGCACAATTGCAATTGCGTCAAACATCGGGTCTAACTGGTCATCATGTGCGCCAGCAGGGAATGATGACACTTCATCGAGGAATTCAGACAGCCACGGCGCATCTTGATGTATCAACACGTTACCAGATTCCATGAACGGCGCAGCATCATAAGCCCTCGATACCTTGTCATTATTCCGTTGCACTGGAATTACAGGAAAGCCCTCACGGCGCAATGTCTGAATCAACCCAGTTCCAGATACTTTATCTTCGACATACATACCACGCAATGCCGCATTAGATACCTGTGGCCTTCCGTCTGCCTGCTGTTTCAACCAGAAAGCCCTAGCCTGAGTGAGCAATTCAGGCGCTTCCCATTTCCCACGGATCCGGTCTAGTTTCACCGCCTGACCAGTTACCGACCGTCCCCAGCACTGCAAAACCGAATAATCGTTCTGCTGGCTTGTCTTTTGTGCCGTGTCCACCGTAATAAACCGGAATTCGATTGCCGGAGGGTAATCGCTCCAATACTTTAGCCATGCGGTATTTAAAATGCCACCGCCACGTGGTGCCGGCCGCTGCTGCATCTGTCCTGCGGTTCCGTATGTGCCAAGCGTATTTTCAAGTTCTCTAACCTGCTGCTCCCCGAATCGCTCTGGGAACATCAATTCGCCGTCATACGTCCTAGGGTCTGACCACCCAATAGACGTTGTACAACGCCGTGCCGCCTCAAAGCGCATCGGAATGTACAAATGCACATAAGGCAATTTCATGTCCAGAATGACGCCGCTTGTGTCCTTCTCGTGCAATCGCTGCATGATGACCACAATCGCTGACTTATCACTGTTTACACGTGTCGGCAATGTCTCAGTGAAGGCAATCCGAGCCGCTTCCAAGTGCGCTGCACTGTTCGCAGCATGAGCGGAAAGCGGATCGTCAAGTACTATTCTGTCGCCCCTAACTCCGGTCATACTTGTAAAAGAACGAGCCTGCCTGACACCTTTACGGGTATTTCCGAACTCTCGCTTACCGTCCAAGTCCGATGACAGCGCCACATTCCATAGACCCTGATACCACTCCGATTTAATCAAATCACGGCATTTCCGGCTATCCCGAATTGCAAGCCCTTCCTCGTGCGCAGTTCCAATAAAGCGCATTTCTTGCATACCTTTCGGCCCCCACTCCCATGCAGGCCAGATAACACCAGTCAGGAGAGACTTCATCGAACCAGGGGGGACATTCATCAGCAGGCGGGTTATACGGCCGTCTGTGACCGCTTCCAAGTGCAGGCAAATAGCATCTAACGCCCACCCCCATTTAAGCGGCTGTGCTGGCTCTAAAACCTTCCAAGCACGTTTAGCGAACTCAGCCAAAGACCGGCGGCAAAGTTCACGCTCTACATTCAAAAGGTCAATCTCTGTCAGTTGCATCTTTTGCAGCCATTATTTCGGCTAGTGTTTCGGTCGATAACTTGGTCGTGTCAATGGTCGACTTAATCTCAATCGGATTCTCTTTATCGCCAGCCAATTGGATTTTTTCGCCGTACTTTCTGGGGGCAAGTTTTGAAAGAAGCCATTTTCTAGTATCAACCTGCAATTTTTGCTTTTGCACTGCGCCGGAATCAGTGGATCCGCTTTCAGTGCTGCCGACTGGCTCATCTGCAATTTGCAAAGTTTCTTCTGCGAGTTTCTCGATTAAATCTTCTCGCGCGCGCGCATATTTTTCGGCCAGTTCTTTATCTTGGTCAACCCACAAATTAAACGTGCTTTGCGGCAATCCGACTGCTTTACACGCAGCAAATGCGCTTTTGCCTTTTGTGGACATTGAATCCAAAATTGATTCAATCATTTGTTCTTTTGTTAATTGGTCATATTTTCTTGTTGCTCTTTTTGATTTTTCATTAGCCATGATTAACCTTTTTTAATTAAAAAGTTCCAGCCTTTTTAGTCGTGCAAACAATTTGACCATTTGGCAATGTCTGGCACGTTGTAATGTAATTAGCCAAGCAATAAGGAGAGATTACAAAGCACAAAACAAAAATAATCTTTTTCATATTAACTATTCTCCGAAGTTAAACGATTTGCAACCAAAGTAGCGTAGCCGGCAATATCTGCCCAATGGTCTACATAATCAGCATTGCCATTCAAGATTCTTGCGATTTTATGTGCGATCATGTCTAACGCTTCTTTCTGGTCATTAGAAAGTAATTCCCATTTTTCATTGTCTGAATAATGCAGAATTGTTTTCAAGTCTTGGCTGATTTTTGCATGATCTTCAAATTTTCCATGCGTTTTGCCTCTTTCAGCCAGAATTGCGTTCACGTTTACATTGTCGGTCATTTTATTTTTTATCGTTTTGTTAGGCTTGACTTCAATTCGTAGCCCATAAGCGGCCACACTTTGTTTATTGCGTTTTGTCTGGCCACACGGCGACCGATCTCGTCGTCGAAGTTCTCTGGACTAACGCAGGCTGACTCACCGGTAACAGTAAATCCATTGCGCAGCACCAAAACGCAAAAGGTCAGTAGATCAAGGGCCTGAAGATCCCGCTCATCTTGCTGTGGTTTCTCACGCCCGACATAAGAGCCATCAGCAATAGCTCCGCGTCGTCCGTCTCTTGCAGTAAAGTAATGCTCCGATACGATGTTTGCCTCAATGTCGACCAACGTGATGCGCGGCGCGGTCATGCCATTGGCTTGGAGTTCTTTCTCGATGTCTTGGTCATTCACGGTTATGCCTTTCACAAAATTGCCGCCACTGAGCCGGGGGCGTGCGTCCGGTTTGCGAACGAATATTGCAAAAACTGATTGATGTTCAAATTGTATTTTACGCTGTAATTTCTTTAACATCCAACACCCGGATTAAAACATTTGTCCGGTCACTGGTGCCATACCGTTTTTTTACGGTCAAACAGACCACTTGCTTATCGTCAACCCAAACAGTCCCATTGAGACCGTCTAAAACCGCCTTGGCGATGTTGTCAGCATCTGGTGATACCAAGTGATGCTCCATGCCTTCCGACGCCCTCTGACGTTTTTTTGCCGACCACGATGAAGGCGGCAGGAACTCTGCCTCGATAACTACCTCGCAAGCATGTGCAAAAGCCGGTGCGTTTCCGATAGCCTGCTTTGCAGTCCACGCCACCAGCTGCTCAAAATTAACTGTTTTTTCAGGCGTGAAAGCGCGAACAAAACCGCCTTGCCTTGAGAAGCGAGGGCGACCTTTCCCAATTGGCTTGCCGGGTATAGTGAACTCAATCATCATGATTTACTTTTGATTTGCTCTGCCGCTTCTCTGGCCTGCGCTGCTGTCGGAAAACTCTTGATGATGTTTTTCCCGTCCCAAAGTGTGAATTTATCAATTCCACTGCAAACCGCTCTGGCAATGTGGAAACGTTCGTCATGTGTTGCCACGCTGTAATCGCTTGTTTTTTTCCATTCCATCACGCACCCCTTTTCATTTTTGCAAGCACGTCTCTCATGCCTTCCATCGCTTTGCGCCCAACGTCTAGGTTTTTAACAGGCTCAGGAAGCGATAGGAACGGCTCAGGGACGCTCAAAGGGCTTTGCCTATGCATGGACATAGCCTTGTCTAGGCAGGCCTCCCAGCGCGTTCTATTCGCTTTGTAGGTATCGTTCATGATTTCGTGTGCCATATCGCAGGCGGCAAAAAAAACGGCAGGGTGACTCCAATCGAAATTTGACCCCATGCGCCGAGCATAAATTCCTTTGCAGGCTTCAGCGTATAAAACCTCATACTGCAACTCTGGGCGACACATTGACTTGAACTCTGCCAGTGTCGGAGGCCATTTCGTGCGCTCTGCAGCATATAACCCGTTTTTAAGTTCCTCTGGAGTGAACTCTGCCAGTTGTTCTGACCAAAACTGTTTGACTTCGCCTAAATTCATTCCGTCGAATTGGTCTGCAAACCGATTTCCGTGATACATGGTCATGAGCTTGAAGATTCGTTCTACCCATGCGACGGGCAGCGTTTTGGTGTCAGTGGTGTTCAATGATGAAATGGCTGTCATGTGATTCTCCCGTGAGTTGTCTAACGCGATCTGCTCTTTTTTCGCTTACCGTCTGAAATGCTCCATTCGGCTTGCTTGCTTTGAACTTAACCGCATTGCTAACCCATGTACGCCATGCGGCTTGCCAGTCAAGCATCGTGTTCCCTTTGCCTGCGTGGTAATCCTTGAACGCTTCAACTTCGGCTTGTATGTTGATTCCTGCCTTTTCTGCCTTCTTGATTCCGGCTTCGTTTGGGTAGAAGTCTTCCGGAATCCTTCGCTTCCGTGCTTGCGGGGTAATAATATCTACTACGTTAGTAGTAGATATATCTTTTTGTAATTGTAATTGTAATTGTGTGTCCATTTGCAGTGCATTTGCATCTGCATTTGCACATGCATTTGCATGGTTTTCCACAGGCTCAGATTTAGCCTTTTTGTGACGTAACTCTGCAGCCTGCTTACGTTTTTTGCTGATATCCCCACTTTTCGCAAGTTCAGCCTCGACCCTCTCATGCCTCCAACCTTCATCAGTCAAAGTAAAGAACTGATGCAAAACGCTATGCAAAGCTGCCTGCTCCTCTTCTGCAAACGCCCTGCAAACGCGATGCAAATGCACTGCACTTGCAGGCAATGGAACGCCGGTCAGATAGTAGTGATCGAGCAAAAGGCGATAGGCTCCATGCTCAAGAATGGACAGATGCGCCGTGTCTCTGGCGTAATCCGCAGGGTTGAAGGCATACCAAATGAGCTTCATGCCGCCGCCCTTGCTTGCGCCAGAAGTTCTCTAACTTTCTTCCGCTTCTCTACGTTTGCAGTTTTGATGCACTGAACACAATTGCCTGTGCTGGTGTATTTGGCCGTGGTCCCGCATTTCCTGCATTGGCTTCCTTCATAGTGAACTTCACCATTTCGTGCGGCCTTCAATCTTGGACTGTCCATTTTTCCTCCGTGTTTTAACAGTGACAATCATAACACAATCAAGCCAACAGGCAACAATCACCCGCTAGCCTGCCCGACACTCTCCAACGCCACCCTCTTGACCAAGGCTGCGATTTTTTCATCACCGGCTGGGCCTGCAGTGCCTCCCACTGTCGCCAGTTAAAGCGGATGGACACCACCGGCGGCTGCTTGGCTAGATACTTGTCCTGGGCTTTTTTAAGTGCCTCTGATCGCATCATTGCCCCCTTGAAACAGACAACAGTTTATTAACTGCCGCAATCCAGTTATTAGCAGCATTCATATTTTCAAAATGATGCTCATGCACTTTTTTGTTGTGCGTATTTACCACCATGACAAAAACAGACCCGTCGTTGTTATGTTTAATAATCGATTTAATTTGAAGCATTTTTAATCCAGTGAAATGCACCCCGAAGGGTGCGTGGGTTTATTAAACTTTTTATATTTCAAATCCGTCTGCTTTTTTAGCGTCAACAAGCCATTCTGGGATAACGTACATCACATCTTGTTTTATATTTACGTAAAAATCATTCTCAACTTTTTGGATAAATTTTTTTGGAAACCAGCATTTTGTTTTAATCAATTTTGTTGCTGTGCTATTCCACTTTTGCAATTCAAATGCCAATGCTTTATCGGTCTCACTTACTGCCGAATCAAGCATTATTGTTCTGGTTCCTTTATCTCCGGCTTTCATGTCATGTCTTGCCAAAATGTAATCAGAAACCTTTGTAAACTTTGCTTTTGAAAAATCTGCCATGATTCCCTCCGGTGCTGTTGTGGTGTTGATGTGAGTATCTTATATGTTTACCTATACCATGTCAAACGCAATGTCCGACACAGCAAAAATTCGTTCAGTTCTGCACTTCTGTTCGGCCTTGCAAATAGGCTATCAACTTTTGCACAGTGTCGTACCGTGGATTTGTGGATCCGTTCATCAACCGGTAAACCGCATTTGGGTGCACGCCTGCGGCCTTAGATACCGCGCGGATGTTTCGGTCTGCCAGCATGGTCTTGATCTGTTCGAGTGTCATGGTGCCTCACTTAATGTTAAAAAAATTGCTTAGGGTGTTTACATCCTACCAAAATGTGTGTAATATTTCAATCCATGCACTCCACAGGGTGCAACAACAACACATAGGAGGTTTTCAGATGGACAATTACCCAGCAGGCGCATACCAAGAAATGATTCGCTGCGAGCGACTCGAAGATGCGGCAGAAAAAGCCGTATTTGAATTGACAGCTCAACACTCCGAAAGCATCACTGCTTCGATCAAAAGTCTTGATGACGAGACAGTCTCTGATGTCGCGGAATACTTCGACTCAGACTTTGCAGAAAAGATGATTCGACTTCACATCGCAGGCGATTCTCAGAAATTGCATGAGGCGATTCACAAAGAACTGGCCAACACAATTCTTTTTATTGCCGAACTGAGGGCAGAGCGAGAGTTTGAAAGCAACCCATACCAACTCTTTGATGACGTTCCGTTTTAACTAATAACCTGGGCGCATCTGGCGCCCTTATCGGAGGATTTTATGAGCAACATCGTAATAGCCCAAGCAAACAAGCTCGCAGACGCACTCGGCCTGACAGGAGCAGGAGATGAACTTGTAACAACACTGAAAGCGACTGCCTTCAAGGGTCAGGTGTCCGATTCACAGCTTGCCGCGCTCCTGATTGTTTCCAATCAATACGGCCTCAACCCTTGGACAAAAGAGATTTACGCTTTCCCAGACCGTAACGCAGGCATTGTGCCTGTTGTGTCTGTCGATGGTTGGGCGCGAATCATCAATCAGCACCAGCAATTCGATGGCATTGAGTTCCGCCAGGACGATGAGTCCTGTACTTGCATCATGTACCGCAAAGACCGCAGTCACCCAACCACGGTCACCGAATACATGAGCGAGTGCAAGCGAAACGCACAACCTTGGCAGTCACACCCAAAGCGTATGCTGCGACACAAAGCACTGATTCAGTGTGCCCGTCTTGCTTTCGGTTTCGCAGGTATCTATGACGCAGACGAAGCCGACCGAATCGCTGAATCTGTCAATCATCAGATGGTCAAAGAAATTGACGCATTGGGTAATGAGCAAATCGCTCAGGAAACCGAGGAAATGCGTATCCCTGCCGATGACGCTGCATCAAAAGGTGTTCAAGCATATCAGGCATTTTGGAAAGAACTCACGCCAGCACAGCGCAAAGCATACGGCACCGAGGCGCACAACCGAAGGAAAGCCATTGCAATGCAGGCTGACAAAGACCGGACCATCGAGGCAGAACCGGTCGAGGCCAGCACGGAAATGGACAAAACCGTTAGCGATTTTTTCGGGGAGTAATCAATCATGAAAATCATCAATGTTGAACAAGGCTCTGCCGAATGGCTTGCTATCCGTACAGGTGTTCTTTCGGCCTCCAATGCGACAGATTTTCTGTCCGTCAAAAAAGATGGCTCGATGACAGCAGCAGGTAAAACGCTGGCGCACAAACTGGCTTTGGAGCGAATCACGGGAAGCCTGTGCGATAACTTCGTTGGCAACACTGCTACCCAGTGGGGAAAAGACAATGAATCACTTGCCGCTGATGCGTATGAGGTTCGCACAGGCCAGATTCTTACAAGTGTAGGGTTTGTATTCCACGGTGAACTGTCGGCCGGTTGCAGCCCCGATAGGCTCATTTGCGATGACAACGGAAAGCCAATCGGCGCATTGGAAATTAAATGCCCGTTCAGCCAGACCAAAGTAGCTGAAATCTGGGCAACTGGCGATGTGTCTGAATACGAACAGCAATGCAAGTTTCAGATGTATATCTGCAATCTGCAATGGGTTGATATAGGAGTTTTCGACCCTCGACTGAGAAGATCAGGTCTTGACCTGTTCGTCACTCGGTTTGAGCGTGACGAATCAGAAATGGCAGACATTGACCAGAAAACCCGTAAGTTTCTGGCGTATGTAGACAGCATCGAAGCAAAAATCCGAGCAGCAGCAAACAAGTAAACAACCCGCCGGCGAAAGCCGGCATTTTAAGGAGTTAAAAATGAGCAACACAATCAATATCAATGGCATTGAGTACGTTCCTGCATCTGAAGTACAACAACGAGTATTCGGAAAACGGGCAGTTGTTGTAGTAGACCGTGGATGGGTTTTTGCGGGTGATGTAACACGTGAAAACGGTCGCATCAAACTTGATCGCGCTGTGAATGTGTTTCGCTGGGAATCGGTCGGCTTTGACGGTGTTATTGCAAACCCGAAGTCAAGCAAAGTAACGCTGAAACCGATGCCAAACGGCGTAGACCTTCCAGAGGGAGCAGAGATTTTTTGTGTGCCTGTGTCCGATGACTGGGGGCTGTAATGAGTGCAGATGTGTTTAAGCCTGTTGGCTACAGCTACGGCGACGGCTACGGCTACGGCAATGGCAATGGCAATGGCAACGGCTACGGCGACGGCTACGGCTACGGCGACGGCTACGGCGACGGCAACGGCTACGGCTACGGCGACGGCAACGGCTACGGCGACGGCTACGGCTACGGCGACGGCTACGGCTACGGCTACGGCTACGGCTACGGCGATGGCGACGGTACAGTTTCAAATAACCCAAGAAAAATCAGGAATTGAAATGAATCAATTTTTTGCAGACGTACAAAAGTTTATGACCATCGCAGGGCAGCTGGACAGCGATGGATTTAACGCACGCCAGACAGCACTTTACATCGGTTTGCAACTTGAAGAGATGGCAGAGAAGCTGGAAGCCTGCGGATTTGACCCCGCAAGCCCGGCTGTCAATTTTCTTTATTCAACCAGCAGCAGCTTCAAAAAAGGGCTGTTCGATTACATGGTAATGCACGCAGACCGAGAAGCTATGCTCGATGCAGACATCGACTTGGCCTGGGTAACAATCGGATCCGCTCTATCTCAAGGTGCGAATGTAGAGTGTGCAGCAGCAGAGGTTAGCAGGGCAAACCTTGCAAAGTTTCCTGACGGTGTTGCCGTGCGTGATGAAAACGGCAAAGTTATAAAGCCAGAAGGCTGGACAGGGCCAAACTTATCAGCATTTATCCAAAGCAAATAAATTAACGGAGAGCGCCCGGGTTGTACTGGGCGCATACACATGAGCACAAAACAACAGATTTTTGATTTTATTGAGTCGTCAGGGCAAGTGACGTCTGGCGCAATTGCAAGTCACTTTAAGATTAGCAGAGAAACGGTCTTAGACAAAATAAGATTGATGGAGAACGAAGGGATTGTATACAGAGGCAATCAATTAAGAATTGGCGGAGTTTTGTGGTCAATTAAGAAAACAAAAACAAAGAATGAGATTGTTTTTGATGTGCTTGAAAAATACGGAACCATGAAAAAGACTGCAATCTCCGCAATGTGCGGAATCAGCAAAAGAAACATAGAAGAAATATTAAAAAATTTGTATTCAACCGGCTTAATAAGTATTGAAAAAAAATTACAAAACGGCCGCACAATAAATTTTTACAGCATCAAAAACAAACTTGCCGAAATTCAATTCCCCCAGGACAAGCCTGCCCGAAAAAAGATGCCTGAGCATCCGCTTTCTTATCTGTTCAAGGGTTCGCCGTGGCAAGGAGCTGAAAACTTCATGGGTGCAGACCCAAACAAGTAAACATCTCTTGACACACAGTTCTCGTTTCGTGTTATTATTCACACATCGAAGCGCAACACACACAAGGGAAAAATGATGGACGAACAAAAAATGCTTTCAATCGCCATGACGATGCGAGAGGCCGCTGCAGATTTGATTGACCAGGCTGAAGCAATCGAGCTTGATGTAAAGATTCAGCGGGTGAAGTCAATGCCGAACGGTGAATTGATGGCGCTTTTGATTGAACTTGGACACGCTAAAAAAAATGGGGGTAAAAATGTTTAATCGCAAATCTCAACTTTCAAACAAAGCAATGCTAAAAGCTTTTCCGTTTGAACAACTTTCAAATAATGAAAATTGGTTTGACAGGCATCCGGTAATTTCTGGTGGTATTACTGGCGCTGTGTTTGCTGTGATTTTATATGTCGGCTTGTTTTTTAATTGAGGCAATATGTTTAATGAAAAAATTGAGCCAACTGTCTGGGTCGTTCACCGACTGGCGCCGACTTACATGCACACTGTTTTTTGTAGCCCAGACCGTGAAAAATGCGTTTCTTTTATTGATGAAGCGCATCGGTGGTATGACCGTGTTTTTATGTCTGACCCAGTTCCATTGTATGAAGTTCGCAGGGGTTGGATTCTCAAACAACTAGACCAGCCATTCGTCACAAACAGATTTAAACGGGCATGGCTGGCATTGAAGGGGGAACTATGAAACAAGTATCGGCATTGACGCTATCACTCGCTGCAGGTGCTAGCGTGCATCAGGAAGCATTGAACACGATTCAAAACCTGAACACACCGCACAAGAATCATGAGGACATTAAGCGCATCACTGAGCTGTACAGAAGCAAGCCGCCTACCGTTGGCGATGGCAAAGACTGGGCGCGTCAAATCATGATCGAGCAGCACAAGTTTCACCCTATGGCAATCAAGTGGGCAAAAGAAATTCTAAATGGTGGTGTGAAATGAATACTAAGTTTACAGCACATTGGAACCAAAATCAGCCACGACCGGATCCCCTTATGACGCGAAAAGGGGCGGCATTTCTACTAATGTCGTGGCGCAGAAATGCTAGAAAAAACAGTAACTATGAACGATGGACATTGAAGCGAAACGGGCTGCATTCATTTACGGTGTCTTGCCCTGGATACCCGGAGGAATTTCACACGATGGCATGGACGGTATCCCCGCGGGGGAATGTATGACACGCGAAGATATTATGAGAATGGCAAAAGAAGTTTGGAGCGCAGGCTATGTTCATGAACGAAGCCTTGAACGCTTCGCCGCACTGGTGGCAGCGCATGAGCGGGAGCAATGCGCCCTTGTAGCAGAGGAACTTAGACCAAGCAAACCGGAATACGACCAACGGTTTTATGACGGCTGTACGTTTACTGCAATGGCAATAAGGGCGAGGGGAGAGAAATGAGCGACAAAGACTTGTTGGAACTGGCTGCGAGGGCTGCGGGGATTAGATGTGATCTATCCGAGCCCAGCCTTATCACAGGTGCGCGTCATCAGTGCTTTTTTGATGCAGATGGGTATCAATTCGGATGGAACCCCCTCACCGATGATGGCGACGCGCTGCGGTTGGCGGTGAAAATCAAGTGGGTTCCTAGTCGAGTGGAAGTTGTCGGATTGTCAATGAACGAAGACCCCTACGCCGCAACACGCCGCGCAATTGTTCGTGCTGCGGCAGCAATTGGAAAGGATATGGAATGACTAAACCAATCGCATTTGTAACTGGCTACCACGATGGATACCCCGTGGTGCAGCCAACGGATGGCGCTGCTGTATTGCCTGTGGGGATGGCGCTTTATACTCACCCTGCACCAGATGTGCAGCCGGTGGCGTGGCGCTACAAGGTGCCAACCAACACGAAGTGGCTTGTGTCCGAATTGCCGCCAGAACAGGCCGAAGAGTGGAACATCATCGTAGATGAGCAGCCGCTCTACCCCCACCCACCCGCCGCTGATGTTGCCGAGTTGGTGGAAGCGTTGAAATGGATTGAAAAAAGATGCAATGAAGGTTTATTTGAAGATGGAGTCTTGCACCAAGAGCACTGGAAAGCCGCGCATGATGCGGGGGCTTGTGCTAGAGCGTACTTGAAAAAGTGGGAGGGGAAATGAGCGAGAAAGATGTGCAGCCGGTGGCTTGGCGGATTCACCCTTTTGACTACGGAATTGGCGTCGACGGTGCTTATGCCATTACTCAGCTTGCCGAGCAGCGTGACGTTTGGATTCGAAAAGGGTGGAACGTGGCGCCGCTTTACACCCACCCACCCGCCGCTGATGTGCAGCCAGTTGGATATTTTAATGGCGAGTTTGGAAGTCATGACGGCAATCGTATTTGGTTTAAGGTTATTGCTTCTGACGCTATCCCGACCGCTGGTTCTGCAATTTACGCTAAAGAACTTGTATGCGATTGGGCAGCAAAAGATATGCCGTTTGGTCGTTGCTGCAAAGCGCCTAATTTTTCAACTTGTAAGTCCAAATTACAAGTTGATCAGTGGAACATCAACATTAGAAATAGCGTAGACAAATTGTTAGAACAAGCCGGCTTTGCTCCGGATTCAAGCGTTAGGCATCAACTGGCAATGATGAAATTATCTGAAGGCAAAATAAAATGACAGACAGTGAACTGTTGGAACTGGCTGCGAAGGCGGCGGGCGAAGTGTTTGATGCGGAGCGCAATCCGTTGGAGCGAGATGATTTGGCACTTCAGTTGGCGGTAAGGATTGGGATAGATTTGGTATTCACTCCTGAAGATGTTGAAGCCGTCGCCACACAGCACGCTCGCCAAGAAGATCAAGAAATGATCTCCCCTTGGGCTTGTGAAAGTTGGACGCTAAAGCCGCAAGACCCATACGCCGCAACCCGCCCCGCCATTGTTCGGGCAGCAGCAGAGATTGGAAAGTGAATAAAATGAACAACGCAAAAGTCATCAGTCTTCCGGCTAGTACAAACTTTACGCCTGAACTGGCACTGAAATCCGCCTTGGATTTAACTAAAGAAGGCCTGATTGAAGATGTATTGATCGTTGGTTTTGATAGCGATGGGGCGCTATTTGTAAGGTCGTCCCGTATGTCAAGGTCTGATGCGTTGTTCATGCTTGAAAAGGCAAAAGACTGGGCAATGAACGGGGGTAATGGTAATTATGAAGATTCTTAATATCAAGCCCCCGAGAGGCTTTAATACCTTGATGCGCACTGTTGCAAAGGACTACAGAAATTATCGTAGGGCTCGATTGCAAACGTGGGAGGCCCCATTGTGGACTCAACTCGACATGTTGGACATGTATAAGAACGACTTTACACATTCAAGGTTCATTTTACAGGAGGATGGCGTTGAGCATGGCTTTGTATCCTTCTGCCCAACTCAACTCAAAGTTATGACAATCAGCGGCACTTACCGCCTTCAGCATTTCCTCGGTCGGCTCAACCGGCATTAAAACAAACTTTTTCATTTCATTTCCCTTTTTCAGCAAGTTCTTAATAACGACGATCTCTGGTTACACTCAAAACAATGCTTTGAGATGCAGGGTGAGCCTCCAA